GCAGGTAGTGCTGTACAAGAACTTACAGCAGCAAATGTCAGAACTATTATTAATGTCGAAGATGGTGCAACTGCTGATCAGACAGCAGCAGAAATACGAACACTAGTAGAAAGTGCCTCAGATAGTAATGTCTTTACAGATGATGACCATACAAAATTAAATGCAATCGAAGCCAATGCAACCGCAGACCAGACAGCAGCAGAAATACGCACGTTAGTTGAAAGTGCTTCTGATAGTAACGTATTTACAGATGCTGATCACACTAAGCTAAATGGTATTGAGGCATCAGCAGATGTAACAGATACAGCCAACGTAACTGCTGCAGGAGCTTTGATGGACAGTGAGGTTACTAACCTTGCTCAAGTCAAGGCATTTGATAGTTCCGATTATGCAACTGCCGCCCAAGGTTCTACTGCCGATGCAGCTATGCCAAAAGCAGGTGGGACATTTACTGGAGATATTTCCTTTGAAGGCGCAACAGACAATGACTATGAAACAACTATAACAGTTACAGACCCAACTGCTGATAGAACTATAACTTTACCTAACGCAAGTGGGACTGTGCTGCTATCTGACGGTGATGGCTCTAACCTTACAGGCGTTCAAGCTGCTTCTGTTGATATTGATGAAAGCACTGATGATGACGTAAACTACAACATCCTGTTCTCTGATACGTCTGGCAGTGGTAGTATCCAGATGACACCGCAGCAGGATGACGATGGCTTTACATTTAATCCTTCTAGCAATCTGGTAGCAACCACTGGTACATTTCGAGCAGGGCCGGGGGTAGCAGACAGTGACTTTCTTTTTCTAGGCTATGGTGCTAACAGTTCGACTGAGTATGTCGCAATGGGAGTTCAGACAGGATACGCAAGCATTACTGCAGGAGGCGTTGGCTCAACATCAACAGACTTACGAATTAGAACTGCAAACTCTGGCACAGAAGCAGATAAAGTAACAATAAAAGCTGACGGCAAAACAGGTATCGGAACTACAAGTCCGTCCGAGGCTCTTGATGTCGTTGGTAATATTGCAGTGTCAGGAACTGTAGATGGCGTGGATATCGCAGCTAGGGATGCAGTGCTAACGTCAACTACCACCACAGCAAATGCAGCAATGCCTCTGTCGGGCGGTACGTTTACTGGTGATGTAACTATTCTCAACACTGATGGTGGTTCAGGTCGTGCGCCTGACTTTAACCTAAAAAGGGACAGTGCAAGCCCTGCGGCGTGGGATTATTTGGGGGCGGTAAGGTTCTTAGGCGAGGACGGAGGATCAAACGAAACGCCTTATGCCTCTATTCTAGGTCGTATCGTTGACCCTACAAGTGGCAGTGAGGATGGTCGCCTTGAGATTTGGCAACAAAAAGCAGGGACAGGCACACTAACCTATGTGTTCGAACACGATAAATTTAAGTTAATGAACGAACAGCCGATCATGTGGCAAGACCATCACGGCACTGCCTATGATGTTTTCGTTGAACCTGCTACCCCAACGGCTGACCGCACAATTACCCTTCCTGACGCAACTGGTACTGTTATGGTTCAGGATTCTAGTGGATATGTTACAGGTGGGTCATCCAGTGCGAACATGATACTCCAAGGTAGTAATCCAAATTTTAGACTTATAGATACGGATGCTGATGCTAGTAATTTTGAAATTTATAATGATTATCAAGGTGATGACACATATATTGTAAGTGTTGATAACAATGATGAAAAGACTAATTCCTCATTACTAATAAAAGTAGACAATGAGGATGTTGCATCTTTCAATACAACAGGTGTAGACGTAACAGGCCGCTTGCAAGTATCCAACGGCTCAACATCGTCTGGCTACATTGATCTGCTTGAGGATTCCGATAACGGCACAAATAAAATTAAGCTTGAAGCACCGCAAACTATATCCTCTGATAAAACTATTACGCTGCCTGACCACACAGGCACAGTTGGGCTGCATACTGATCTGGTCACTGGCGATTTGCTTCAGACTACCGATATTAGTGTAACTGGCAATTTGGCTTCTGTAACGTGGGGAAGCAGCTTTATAACAGATGACTATGACATTTATGATTTAGTTATGACAGGTGTAAAGGTCGATAGGGCAGCAACTTCTTTAGAAAACCCAAAAATTGAGTTTACACATAACGGCGGTACAGTAATTTCATCAGCTAACTATTCTAAATATATTATGTGGTACGGGCAGAAAAAAGCTGACTCATATGAATCAACTGGTCTTAGTAGCAACTCATCTACCCACCTGTCGCTTGGTATGCAAAACGCAAGCAACTCATATAACACGGAAGGCATACTTCATGCTCATCTCCGATTTTATAATTTGCGTGAAACAGATAACAGTATTCCTGCAAGTATGTTTATTATGTCTGGGCATTTCACTACAAGTCCTACTGACACTGGGCTAGATACAAAAACCTATCATGCTCAAAGTTATCTACGCAGTGGGCAGTTAAATAGAGATTGGACGAGTGACGTAGCTATAGATGGTATAAAGTTAAGTACGCTATACGGCTCAAATTATAGGGCAGGAGTTATGAAATTATACGGAATGGGAAAAAAATAAATGCCAAATAAAATTGTGGACGGTGTTCTTGTAGAATTAACTGATGAAGAAATTTCGGAGCAAGCCGCCGCAAAAGCAAGAGGGGTTTCGGAAAGGCATTTGCACGTTGCAGATGGGTTAAGATCAAGCCGTCAAAACCTTCTGGAAGAAGCTGACTACAAGATCAATACACTGGTTGATCAAGGCGCTGATGCATCTGCGTGGCGCACATATCGGCAAGCATTGCGTGACATTACCAATCAAGTGACATCTGATACGACTGATATCAGTTCTGTAACTTGGCCTACTAAACCGCAATAACAGTTTAATAAAGGAAGTCTTGATATGACTGATGGTTGGCATTTAACTAAATCTGTTCCTATATCTTTTATACTTGGTATTATTGCACAGACAGTTGCTTTAGTTTGGTATGTGTCAAGTTTAGATAATAATATAGAAAACAACCAACGTGAACTTATTAGGCATGAAACTAGGATAGAAGCTTTAGAAAAGATAGTTCAAAGTCAAGCTGTAACTCTTGGTCGTATGGATGAAAATATAAAAGCTATAAGGGATTCTGTGGAAAAGATGGCAAATAAGGACACGGAACAGTAAAAAAGACTTGACAACTACTTAAAAGTGTGATATACTTATGGCTATCCGAGAACAAATAAAACAAGCAGCAGAAGAAAGTTTAGTTACTTTCATTAACTTAGTTGCACCAGAACAAGTACTAGGTCAGTGCCATGAGGACGTTTGCGAGTGGTGGACAAGACAAGATGCTAAACCTTTTCAACTTCTTTTGTTTCCAAGGGATCATGGTAAGTCAAGACTAGTAGCTTACAGAGTAGCTTGGGAACTAACTAAAGACCCAACCCTTAGAATACTTTATATATCAGCTACAGCCAACCTAGCTGAAAAACAATTAGGGTTTATTAAAAATATACTAACTTCTAAGATATATCGTATGTATTGGCCTGACCATGTACACGAAGAAGAGGGTAAAAGAAAAAAGTGGACAGGCTCAGAAATAATGCTTGATCATCCACTTAGGGAGAAAGAAAATGTTCGTGACCCTTCAATCTTTACTGGTGGGCTTACTACATCGCTTACGGGATTACACTGTGACATTGCTGTCTTGGATGATGTCGTGGTGTACGAAAATGCTTACACAGGCGAAGGACGCAATAAAGTTAAGAGTCAGTACTCTCTACTTTCGTCTATTGAAGGTGCTGAAGCTAAAGAGTGGGTCGTAGGCACAAGGTATCACCCATCTGATTTGTACCAAGAACTTCAGCAAATGGTTGAAGAAGTTTTTGATAAAGATGGCAATCAAATAGGTGAAGAAAGTATTTACGAAACCTTTGAGCAACCAGTAGAAGACAGAGGTGATGGAACAGGAGAGTTTCTCTGGCCTCGACAACAACGTAAAGATGGGAAATGGTTTGGCTTCGATATTTCAATTCTTGCTAAAAAACGAGGCAAGTACTTGGATAAAGGTCAATACCGAGCACAGTATTACAACGATCCATCTGACCCTGACAATGTTCCTGTAGGTAAAGACAAGTTTCAATACTTTGATAGAAAACATTTGCGGCAGGAAAATGGTTACTGGTACTTTAGAGATGAAAGACTAAATGTATATGCAGCAGTTGACTTTGCATTTAGTTTGTCTAAAAGAGCCGACTATACAGCTATTGTTGTCGTAGGGATAGATTCTGACAATAACATTTATGTCTTAGATATTGACAGGTTTAGAACAGATAGGATTACTGAGTACTTTGAGCATATCCTTCAGTTATCAACCAAATGGTCATTTCGTAAACTAAGGGCTGAAACAACCGTAGCTCAAATGGCTATTGTTAAACAACTAAAAGAACTAATCAAACAACATGGTCTGTCTATTAGTATAAATGAATATAGACCTAACAAAAACCAAGGTAACAAACAAGAACGTATAGCTTCTATTTTAGAACCTCGTTATGATAACATGGCTATATGGCATTACAGAGGCGGTAATACTCAGATACTTGAAGAAGAATTATCTTCTCGTAACCCACCCCACGATGATGTAATTGATGCCTTAGCATCTGTGGTGGACATGGCAGTAAAACCCTCTCGCACTGTACGCAGAAACACAGGTAACGTAGTACAGTTTAATCAAAGATTTGGTGGAGTTTCCTTCTAATGTCTGGAACAACGATTGACCTTGAGACACTTATCGAACCTCATGCAATAGCTGCAGATATTGCTGATCGTTGGACTACGTGGAATAACTCTCGTCAACAAAAAATTGAAGAGTGGAAAGAACTACGTAACTATTTGTATGCTACTGACACTCGTACTACATCTAATAATAAACTACCTTGGACTAATAGTACAACTACACCTAAGCTAACACAAATTGCTGATAACCTTCATGCTAACTATTTCTCAGCATTGTTTCCTCAAAAACGTTGGTTTAGGTTTGAAGCTAATGACCAAGAGTCAGATATTAAGAATAAACGTGATGTTATTCAGGCTTACATGGAAAACAAAGTCCGTCAGTCAGACTTTGAAAATACAACTAGCCGACTAATTAATGACTACATCCAGTATGGTAACTGTTTTGCTACAGTTGATTTTACCAAAGACTACACTGAATATGAAGATGGTGAACGTGCAGTAAACTATGTTGGCCCTAAGTTAGTACGTATATCTCCTTTCGATATTTGCTTTAATCCCTTGGCTCCATCTTTTGCTGACTCACCTAAGATTATTAGATCAGTTCTTACCAAGGGTGAGATTAAACGTAAGATAGATGAAACTGTAGATAATGAATATATGCAGGGCATCTTTGATCGTATGATGTCTAATCGTGTATCTTACTCAGGTTCAAACATAGATGTACATAAGGCTCATGGTTTTTTAGCTGATGGTTTCTCAGACATTAAACAATACTATGAGTCAGACTATGTTGAAATCCTTACGTTCTACGGTGACATCTATGACGGTAACACAGGTGACTTCCATAAGAACCGTGTGATAACTGTAGTTGACAGAGCATATGTTTTGTCTAACGAACAAAACCCTAGTTGGTTAGGTAAGGCTCCTGTCTTCCATGCAGGTTGGAGAGAACGTCCTGATAACCTATATGCAATGGGGCCACTGGATAACTTGGTTGGTATGCAGTATCGTATTGACCACTTAGAAAATCTTAAGGCTGATGTCTTCGATCAGATTGCATACCCAATTCTTAAGATACGTGGTGATGTAGAGGACTTTGACTTTGAACCTGCAGCACGTATTTACTTGGGTGAAGAGGGTGATGTAGGCTACCTAGCTCCTGATGCAACAGCACTTAATGCTGACTTCCAGATTCAAAACCTTGAGGGTAAAATGGAAATGTTAGCAGGTGCTCCAAGGGAAGCTATGGGTATCCGTAGTGCAGGTGAGAAGACAGCCTTTGAGGTTGGTCAGCTTATGACAGCCGCAGGTCGTATCTTCCAACACAAGACAGCACACTTTGAAAGAGTATTCCTTGAGCCAATCCTTAACTCAATGCTTGAGGCTGCACGTAGGAACATGGACTATGCTGACACAGTACGTGTACTGAATGAGGATAGTGGTCTATTCTTTTTCGAGGAGATTACCAAGGAAGACATTAAGGCTAACGGCAAGATTGTACCTATGGGTGCTAGACACTTTGCTGAAAGAGCACAGAGGGTACAGAATATTACTCAGTTGTATCAGCTTAAACTGGCTGACCCATCTATTGCTACACATATGTCAGGCAAAGAGTTTGCTCGTATACTTGCTGATGAACTTGGTGAGCCAACCTTGTTCTCAGAAAATGTAGCTGTAACTGAACAAATGCAAACACAGAAAATTGCAATGGAAGCTCAGGTACAGTTTGAAGAAGAACAAGAAATCGCAGCAGAAAAAGGATTGTAAGATGCCATACAAAAAAGGTAAAGTCCAAGAATACAAAAACAAAACTAAAAAACCAATGGACAATAAAAAGAAACCTGTCAAAAAGAAAAAATAATGAAAGCCGTTTGGTTTAACAAATGTAAATCTAAAGAGGATAAGTTTGGTGTACGCCAAGCAGTCTTGTCAAACCGTGACAGTCTAGACCGCCTCAAAGAAATTCTTGAGCCTATGCTTAAGGAGACACCACCTGCAGCAGACTACGATAGCCCCTCATGGGCATTTAAACAAGCTGATAGGATTGGTTACAACAGAGCACTAACCCAAGTGTTAGATATTATCAACCTAGATAAGGAATAAAATTATGGTATTTACTGACGAGTCTCCAACCAAAGAGACAGATCAGACTGAGCAGACGCAAGAAGATACTCAAACCCAAGAGTCTTACTTGCAAAAACTCGTTCAGGCAAAGGGAGAGAATTGGAGTAATCCTGAAGTACTAGCCAAAGGCAAACTAGAAGCTGACGGTTATATTTCAAATCTTGAGAATCAACTCACAGAATTACGAGAAGAACTCAAGAAACAAGACTACTCCAAAACACTTCTTGACCAACTTCAAGAACAGGCCGCTGACCCTACTACAGCAAAACTTGAAGAGCCTTCTAATAATAGTAGCACTAATTCACAGAACACCACTGCTAGTCTTAGTGAGGATGACCTTAAGAGCCTTGTTGAAAAGACACTCTCAGAACGAGAAAAAGGTACGGCTGTAGCTAATAACCTTTCTCTTGTTGATCAAGAGTTAGAGAAAAGTTTTGGTACTGAAGCAAAAACTAAAGTATCAAACAAAGCTAAAGAACTGGGTATGTCAATGGAACGTATGCGTGAAATTGCTGCTGAGTCTCCACAAGCTTTCTTTGCTCTTATCGGTGAACCAGAAAAAACCTTTAGCCCTATGGTACAAGGTTCGGTTCGTACTGAAGGTGTTAATATGCAAAGCTCTACGGAACGTGACTTTAGTTACTATCAAAAACTCCGTAGAGAAAATCGTAACTTGTACTATTCTGCCAAGACGCAACAACAAATGTTTCAAGACAAATCTCGTCTTGGTGAAAAGTTTGGTGCATAAATAAAGGAACTTAGACTATGGCTATGACCACATCTAATACTTCGTTCCTGCAACGTGCTCAGGTCTACTCATCAGAATTGAAAGAAATTCTGCGTGATGAGATGATGGCACAACGGTATGTGCGTATGCTTGATGGTTTTCCTGACGGAAACACTTTCAACATTCCATCTATCGGGCAGGCTCAGGTAGACGACTACACAGAAGACAGTGCTGTTACTTACCGTCCACTCGACACAGGTAACTTCACATTCTCAGTTGACAAATACTTGTCATCTGCTACCTACATGACCAAAAAGGCTGAACAAGACACGTTCTATTCTAACGAACTAATGTCTCGTTTTGTTCCTGAACAAGAACGGTCAATCATGGAGCACTTTGAGACAACTACTCTTGCGGCTGCTGATGCAGGTAACGCAAACAGTAACCGTTCTCTTAACGGTGTCAACATGCGTATCGCAGGTGGTGCATCAGGTGTAATCGAACTCGCAGACTTTGCGTATGCTCGTTATGCTCTGAAAAAACAGCACGTGCCAGACAGCAATCTGGTAGCTATCGTTGATCCATCAGTAGAGTTTCAACTGAACTCTCTGACAAACCTTGTAAACGTGTCAAACAACCCACGTTTTGAAGGTGTAGTTCGTGACGGTATCGCAACTGGTATGCGTTTCGTAGCAAACGTATATGGTTTCGACGTATATTGTTCAAACTTCTTGCCTGACTCCAATTCTACAGACACAATCCTAGAACGCAATGGAAGCACAGACACTGACGTAGGCTCTTCTGCTAAAGTCAACTTGTTCTTCTCTGCGGATCAGTCTGTAAACCCATTCGTGGGTGCATGGCGTCAGATGCCAGAGGTTGATTACGATTACAACAAAGACCACCAACGGCATGAGTTTGTAACTACTGCTCGTTACGGTGTTAAGTTGTACCGTCCTGAGAACATGGTTCAAATTGTCGCCAAGACAACCATCTCATAAAGGGGGTATAATTTATGTCTTATGTAAACGCAGACGGTTTGGAAATCCTTACTTCAGGTGAGGCAGGAACAGCCGCAAAAAAAGGTACAGTCCTATCTGGACACAAGAAAGCTCTTGTATTGAACTTGACAGGAACAGAGTTACCCTCTGCTGCTGCAACACCTCAAGATCATGATGCTTTTATCCCTGCAAACTCTTACATCACATCAGCAACTGTAATTATTTCAACAGCTTTCACTTCAGGTGGTTCAGCTACGTTGACAGTTGGTGCTTATCAGCAAGATGGTACTACCATTGATGCTGATGGTGTTGATGCAACTATTGCTTTGTCGGCTCTTAATGCCTCAACAAAAGCAGTAGCTTGTGATGGTGCTCTCGTTGGAGCAGCTTTGTCTGTAGGTGATAATGATTGTTACATCGAAGCCTACTACGGCACTGCAGCCTTTACTGCAGGTGAAGCCAAGTTGGTTATCGAATACATCGAACCTTAAAACATTAGGGTGTCCCTAGTTTTTCTAGGGGCATCCTTAACTTTTCTCTTGACAACTCTGTTAAAATAGTATATAATGTCTTTACTAAAGCAGGGGCTAAAGGATAAACAATGGCTAACGTAGAACATAAAGACCTTACTGGTACTGATCTTCATGAACCTAAAGGAATTGCAGGTCAAGCTGCAGGTAAAGTTTATGTGTCTGATGGTAGTAACTCAGGTGCTTGGACAGCCAAAGAAACTCTAGCAGGAGAAGTAATTTCTGGTTATATAGATGATGTTTCTACAGCAGAAGTTGTTCATGTTCCAATGCCATTTGCAGGAACTATTAGTAAAGTTGTAACAGTATTAGAAGGTGCTATCACTAATGCTAATGCAACTGTCACAGTTAAAAACTCTTCAGCCGCATCTATGGGAACTCTTACTATAACTCAGTCAGGTTCAGCCGCAGGTGATGTAGATACTTTGTCTCCT